CTGAAAAAGCAAAAACCGGCAACTACTACGAGATTAAATAATCTGTTCTTAGATAATAAATACACATAGTAAAATAAAAGAGGGTTTATTATGTGGGATTTAATTGAAAGACTAACGGGCGATACTTTGTGGATATACACAAGTATACTTGGCGCACTAGCTGGCGCTGCATTTTTAGCTTATTTCAAAGATACAACAGCAGGGCTTTGGTGCTATGCTAAACTAGATCAATTCTTAGACTTCTTAGTTGTAAGATGGGGATTGACTTGGTTTGAACAGCCTACTGACGCTTGGCGTAAAAAATATCCCCACGTTACTAAAAAGATTGATGAGCTAGAAGCTCGTCTTGCTAAACTAGAGGGAAAGAAAAATGGCAGATAAGAAAACAGTAACAGTTGATGATTCAGTTGCAGCAGCAATGGATGCAAACGGAGATGGACATATCTCTACAGAAGAAATGCAAATGGATCTTGAATTTAAGCGCAAGCGTTTAGAAGACGAAGATTTGATGCGTGACGCACAACGTAACATGGCATGGTTTGCACTATTTGGTATGCTACTATATCCGTTTGCTGTTGTAATTGCAGTACTTGCAGGATTGGATCAAGCAGCAACAGTACTAGGATCAATGGCTCCTACTTACTTTGTATCAGTTGCAGCAATTGTAGCAGCGTTCTATGCTAAAGAAGCAATATCTAAAAAGTAATCAGTAATATAAAATCTAAATAGTCCATGCGGTAAATACTAGTATGGACTATTATTCTACACTTGGCGTTGCTCGAAACGCTTCACCTGAAGATCTTAAAAAGGCATACAAGAAAGCAAGTATGCAACACCATCCTGACAGAGGTGGCAGCGAAGAAACCTTCAAACAAATTAACGAAGCATATAGTACTCTTAAAGATCCTGCTAAAAGACAACAGTATGATAATCCTCAGCCAAGGATGAATACACAGGGTTATCAGAATTATCAAGGCGATGTTAACGATATATTTAATAATATGTTTGGACATGGATTTAGGCAACAGCCGCAACAACGGAAAAATCCTGATATAAGAATAAAAGTGTCATTAACACTACAAGAAATATTTACAGGTAAAAAGATTATTGCTTCGTATAGACTAAGAAGTGGTAGAGAAGAAAATGTTGATTTAGACATACCTAAAGGCGCAGGGGACAATGACACTATAAGATTTCATGGACTAGGTGACGACAGTTTTCCAGTGACACGTGGAGATTTATATGTTATAATACATATAGAAGACCAAGCAGGATGGATTAGAAATCAAGATGATGTTACTACAACTAAAAATGTTAATTGTTTAGCACTAATATTAGGTACAAAATTAAAAGTTAAAACATTAGAAAATAAAACAATAGAATTAACTGTTCCACCTGGATGCAAAAGTGGAACTACCTTTAGCATGCCGGGATACGGTTTACCAAATGTGCGCACTAATAGACGAGGAAATATGTATATTAAAATACATGCAGAAATACCAAAAGACTTAACACATGAGCAATTGTTAAAAATATCGGAGATAGTACATGGATCTTAAATTAGTAAAGTCGCCAAATGAATGGCTTTCAAAACAAGTTGACCCATTTAATTTTAATTTCTTAAATCCAGTTGAAGTTGAAAAGCAAATGATCGAACTAATGATACAAGAAGGCGGCCTTGGATTAAGTGCTAATCAAGTTTCATTAAACGCACAAATATTTGTTATAAAGCCGTACTTGCTAGGAAAAGAAGTTAAACCATTTGCAATGATTAATCCTGAAATTAAAAGGGTTAGTGAAGAAATGGAACTTATGCCCGAAGGCTGTTTAAGTCACCCTGGGCTGTACTTAACAGTAAAAAGACCTAAGAGTATTATAGTTAAATATCTTGACACATCTGCAAATGAATGTATAATAGAACTATACGACATAGATGCTAGATGTGCGTTACACGAATTTGACCATTTAAATGGTATTGAATTTACTGATAGAGTCAGTAAGCTAAAGTTAGATCGAGCAGTTAAAAAACAAACGAAAACAAGGAAAAAGACGAATGGTTGAACCAAGTAAAGAGCTACAATTAGTATTTGAGAAAAGTCTTAAAGATGCTAAAAAGCTACAACATGAATATATGACACTTGAGCACTTGCTCTTTGCAATGCTGTGTTCTGAAAACTTTTTTAACTTGTTAAAAGGTTTTGGTGCAGACACTGAGTATCTTAAAGCAAGCTTAGAACATTATTTAAAGAATAATTTAGAAGAAATTAAAATTGCTGAAGAAAAGTATAAGCCTAAGAAGACTCAGGCAGTTGAACGAGTACTCAATCGTGCATTTACACAAACACTATTTGCAGGACGGCCAAACATTGAATTAAGTGATGTACTACTTAGTATGATAAGTGAAAAGAAAAGCCATGCTGCTTATTATATCGAAAAGTCTGGCATTGCTAAAGACACTTATTCTGAATACATTAGCTCTGAATTAAACGAAGAGTTTGAGGATGAAGAAATGTCAGGTGCTGCTCAGAAAGCACTACGTGCATTTACTACTAATTTAAATGACGAAGTTAGAAAAAGTAAAATTGATCCAATTATCGGTAGAGCAGAAGAGTTAGAAGCTATTGCACTTTCTTTAGGCCGTCGTAGTAAAAATAATGTATTGCTTGTTGGTGACCCAGGTGTTGGTAAAACTGCTATTGCAGAAGGCATGGCATTCAATATTGTAAATAAAAATGTTCCTACTTTCTTACAAGAATATGAAGTGTTTATGTTAGACATTGGCAGTATGCTGGCTGGCAGTAAATACCGCGGAGACTTTGAAGAACGTTTTAAACTTGTTTTGCAAGCATTGCAGAAAAAAGGTAAAACTATTATGTTCATCGACGAAGCACATATGATGAATGGCGCAGGAGCAGGAGGTTCAGGCAACTCAAATGACCTTGCAAACATGCTGAAGCCGGCACTAAGTAAAGGCACAATTAAAGTTGTTGCTTCTACTACATGGGACGAATATCGTAAATACTTTGAAGCAGATCGTGCGTTAATGCGCCGTTTCCAAAGAGTTACTGTTGACGAACCTAGTCCAGAAGTTACTAAAGAAATCTTAGAAGGTATTAAAAAGTATTACGAAGACTATCACAACACTACAATTACACAAGAAGCAATCGAAACTGCTGTAAAACTTAGTGTTAAATATCAAGCTGATCGCAAGCTACCAGATAAAGCAATTGACTTGATCGACTTAGCATGTTCAAGATTTAAAATTACCGAGTCTGAAGAAAGAATTGTAACATCTGAGAAGATTGAATACGAATTAGCAAAAGTAGTTAAATTGCCTCCGGAGCAAGTATCGCAAAAAGAGACAGATAATTTAGCAAGCTTAGAAAAGAATCTTAAATCAGAAGTATATGGTCAAGATGATGCAATCGAAGGTATTGTTGATAAGATCCTTGTTGCACAAGCTGGACTTAAACCTGATAACAAGCCTATTGGTAGCTTTGTGTTTATGGGCCCAACTGGTACAGGTAAAACAGAAACAGCAAAACAGCTTGCTACACAATTAGGTGTAAATTTAGTACGCTTTGATATGTCAGAATATATGGAGAAGCACAGTGTAAGTAAGCTAATTGGCTCTCCTCCAGGTTATGTTGGACACGATGAAAACGGTGGACTTTTAATTACAAAACTACAAGAAAATCCTAACTGTGTATTGTTACTTGACGAGATCGAAAAAGCTCATCCAGATGTTTCACAAATCTTGTTGCAAGTAATGGACAATGGCAAGCTAACAGGATCTAATGGTAAGGAAGCAGATGCACGTAACTGTGTACTAATTCTTACTACTAACTTGGGTGCAAAGGCAGCTGAGAAAAACACAATTGGGTTTGGAGAAGAAGCCGAAAACAATTATGAAGATACTGAACTTAAAAAGTTCTTTAGTCCAGAGTTCCGCAATCGACTAGACGGAGTTATAACCTTTGCTAAACTCGGCAAGCCTGTAATGTTAAAAATTGTTGGTAAGTTTCTTGTTGAACTTAGGGATATGGTTAAAGAGAAGAATGTCGAAATTGCAGTATCTAATGAAGCACTTGATGCACTTGTTGAAAAAGGTTTTGATCCTAAGAACGGAGCTCGACCTTTACAGCGTGTAATTGACAAAGAAATTAAACGACCATTATCTAGAGAATTGTTATTCGGTAGTCTAAAAGAAGGCGGAAAAGTAACTATTGACTTTAGCAACGGAGAGTTTAGTTTAGAGTGTGTAGCGGAGATGGCCGTTGAACACACATGAGACTAACAAACTCTTTTATGGTCAGTATCTTTATAAAATCCAACTACGAAATAGTTTAGCATCTTACTTTAGAGAAAAGAACTTGCCTTTAGCGAGGCAAGCTCTTGACACACTTCGTCGACTCGACGAGAATGATGAACCTTTATTACTAGGTAAAGGGCTTAGACTGTATCAAGTAAGTGATCGCGATTATAATGATGCAAAAAAACTATATGCTCTGTTTTCAAACTTTGAAGATTATAAACTTAGAGTCGAGCAAATGACTCTAAATGTTTATGGCAATAATCGTTTATGGATTTTAAATGTTGCTGCTAGTATTAGCAAAGCAAATATTATAGAATTCTGGGAACCAAATACTAATTACCTATCGTTGTTACAAAAAGACACAATATTAATATCTGAAGATAACGGATATCAATATAAAGTTACATTTGGAAATAATAAAGGTGAATCTAATTTTGCTAGGTGGGCAATTGCTAATCCTAAGCAAGTAAAAATTGGGCCTGTGTGTATGCGAGAACTTCAAGCCAATGGCTATGTTAGCGGAATGTATTTTTATGCCCGTGACGAAAAAACGTTGCAGCTATGTAGCCTAATGACTACTAATATCAGGCGCATTGACAAATTAATCGTCAAAGCTGATATTTGATAAATAGTTGTATGGCAAACAGTAAAACAATTTTATCAAATCAAATACATCCAGGAGATAGTGTCGTTACGGCAGCTACTGGTGAGAAATTCAAGGGCGATGGCTACTATGGTAGATCAGATGGCCTTCACACAGTTCAAATCGATATAAACGGATTTATAGGCAAGTTTGAAATGCAAGGAACACTTGCAGTTGCACCAGTAGAAGCTGACTGGTTTACTTTAGTTTTAGACTCTGGTAAACAAAGTGTTGACACTACTGGATTAGTTGCAACTCAAAGTGTTACTTCTGTAGAATATACTAGTGTTACAACTAACAGTAAGAGTTATAATTTTACCGGAAACTATGTTTGGGTAAGAGCATACGTTAGTAATTGGACTGACGGCACAGTCAATAGCGTTAAGTTAAATCATTAAGGGCGGCACAGATGGCAAAGCAAACAATTAATTTAGGAACAGGCGAATTAACCGGAGACGGTGAAAGCATACGTTCAGCCTTTGATAAAGTTAATGATAACTTTGACGAAGTATACACAAGAGATTTAAACACAGACGCACAAACACTTTCAGTAAATGGTGATGTTATATCTATAAGTGGCGGTAATAGTATTACTATTGCTCCAGCTGTTTCGCTAGACGGTGATCTTACAGGTTCAGTGTTTGGTGATGATAGTACATTACTTGTAGACGGAGTTAACAATAAGATTGTTGGGCCAGTTGAAACAGCAAGTTTAACAGTAAGTTCAACTAAC